CTGCATGTGGGCCTGTTTAGTGTAACGACGAGATTAGACAGGGACGTCTACGAGATTTTGCGGCGGCATTGTGAAAATCGAGGCCGTAAAATGGGTTGGCAGGGGTTAGGTCACCGATTCAGGTTATTTAGCTCAGGTTCGCCGAAGGCGAGGCTTCGGCACCAACCCATGGGCTTCTGGGTCTTGCTTTCTAGTTTCTCACCGCCTTCTAGCTGACGAGACCTACGCCTCGGGCTTGCGAGAGGTTCTCGGCTCAATGCGGTCGAACTCGATGCTGATTCTTGATGAGGCGCATCATGCCGCCCCCGCCAGCGGAGGTCGTTATGCCATAGACAGCCAATTCACCCGGGCGATACGCGATATTGCACAAGGTTTTGAACATCGCTTGTTCCTCAGTGCGACTCCGCACAATGGTCATTCAAACAGTTTCACTGCACTTTTAGAGATTCTTGATCCGCACCGATTTACGCGTGGAGTTCCTGTGGAGACAGCCGATTTAGAACCCGTTATGGTTCGGCGACTGAAATCGGATCTCCGTGCGCTGGGCGAGCATTTTCCAGAGCGTATTGTCGAAGAAATCAAAATTGATGGCTTGGCAATTGATGCTGCTGATTTACAGCTCTCGGAAATGCTGGAATTCTATGGCGCGATGCGAGACGCTCGGCTTCACGCCATGACCGCCCGTGCACGGGCGGAAGGTAAGCTGATATTTTCCGGGTTACAGCAGCGGCTTCTATCATCGCCAGAAGCGTTCAAGAAAACACTCGAAGTTCATTTGCGGGCCATGAAAGCTCCCACCGAATCTGAGCGTTCAACGCTCAGTTCGTTGGCGACGACCTTTGCAGATGGAAAGGAGATGGACGGGTTTGATGAGGATGACCTTAACTATTCTTTGGCCACAACCGATGACGTTGATGATGATCCAAGCCTCGTTATCGCGGCAACCAAGGTAGGTCTCTTAGGGGCTACAGAACCAATCGTCGAAGACGAAAAGGCATTCGTGAAATCGATGTTGGAAGTCGCACGCAAGGCCAGCCTGAAACCAGATGCTCGAGTCAGATGGATGGCATCTTGGATTCGTGAAAACATGATATCTAACGGGCATTGGAACAACCGCAGGTTAATTGTTTTCACAGAGTACCAAGATACGCGGCTGTGGCTACAAAATCGCCTGCTTGAGCTTCTTGATGACCTCGATCCTGAAAAACACGTTTCAAGCCTCACTGGTATGACTTCATTGGATGATCGGGAGCGCATCAAATTCGCTTTCAATTGCAACCCGACCGAGAGCCCATTGAGGTTGCTGATCTGCACCGACGCGGCGCGGGAGGGGATCAACCTTCAGAAGGGCTGTCATGACCTGATCCATTTTGACCTTCCGTGGAACCCATCGCGCTTGGAACAAAGGAATGGTCGCATCGACAGAAAGTTGCAGCCAGCACCAACGGTATTCTGCCGCTACTTCAGGTACGCACAACGTCCCACGGACATTGTACAAGCTGCATTGGTTCGCAAGACTGAGCGAATAAGGAATGAGCTTGGTGCCGTCGGTCGTGTTATCGAAGATCGCTTGATGAAACGTCTGACGTCCGAGGGCATCAGAGGCGACAGGGCTGTAGCACTGGTGGCGGAGCTGGAGAGTGACGACGAAACCGCTGCATATCGCGACGAGATTCGGGCTTTGAATGGCAGCGAAGAAAAACGCCGCAAGATAGTTGGCGAGCAGAATGCCAAACTTCGCAAGACGCTAGAGGATTCACGTCGGCGCGTTGGCATTGAGGGCGGCGATCTTCAGCAAGTCATTGGAATCGCTCTTTCGCAAGCGGGTGGGCAGATGACAGATTCGTCAGTGTCGGCAGTGCCCAGCGCCAAGGTATTCACGATCAAGGAAAACGATCCGGTATTTTCTGGGCCAGGATGGGCACCCATCTTGGATGACTTACGTCTTGCTCCACCCGCTAAGGGACAAAAGCTGAACGAGTGGAGGGCAGCACAGCCGCTAAAGCGATTGTCCTTCGATCCAGTTATCTTGGCTGATCAAAGAGATGCACCCGAAGTTTGCCATCTGCATGTCGAACATCGGCTGGTTCGGCGACTGGTAGCTCGGTTTGTCTCTCAGGGCTTCCGTACCCGCCTGAACCGCGCTTGTGTCCTCCTCGTGCCCAACGCACAGCGGCGTGTCGTCCTCCTCGGTCGAATGTCGCTCTACGGGCCTAAAGGGGTACGCCTGCACGAGGAAGTCATACCGATAACAGCGCGCATTGGTGCAGATGGACAATTGCGCCTGCTGCGCCAAGGACTGGATGCTGAGGCACTCACTTTGACGAGCCTTGACGATTCACTTCGGAATGGGAAAGCGGCGAGTGAAGCCATTTCGACCGAGGCCCTGAGCCGCCGAAAGAGCGATGTTGCAAGCCTGCGCACTGAGTTCGAACTGCGTTCGGCCCCGATAGCCCAAGCTATAACCGAACAGCTACACGAGCTTGGCAGGAAAGAAGAGGAGAGCATGCGTCAGCTGCTGATCGACCAACGCGCACGCCTGCAGAAACGAGCGCACGAACCAGAACAGAGTGAATTCAACTTTGAAGAGCAGCGCCAGGTAGATGCTGACCGTAGACACTGGCAGGCGAAGCTGGACCGCTTATTAACCGAGATCGACGTTGAGCCCGAAAAAATCCGTAAAGGCTTTGACGTCATCGCTTGTCGTCTTGAACCGGTAGGGTTGATTTATCTCTGGCCGGAGGCGACTTGATGATCATTGCAGAGCCATTGAAATACGCGCCATTTGAATGGCTTGATCATGTCCAGCGCGAAGGATTGGTTTTTGCCAGACCCATTCTTGAAGATCTTGGCATTAGTCCCATTCAGCAAACGCGCTTTGACAGTCAAGAGGTTGCCGCCCATCTGGCTTCGACGCGCGACGAACCAGCGGTTGCTGATCCATTGGGTTTTCTGCAGTCCGCCCTTGGCTGGCCGGTCAGTCGTCTCGCTGGCGCTCCCGGTGGCCCATCTCTGCCGGAACTTGCGACGTTGGCTCTTCCAGAGCTGGACACCGTGCTTTTCGCCGACTTAGCATTGATCGACACTCGTGCAGAAGATCGAGTGCTTTTACTCGTGCGCTCCGAGGACCCGGGAATTGATCCGGACGCCCGCGGCGCACTTGACGGTTGGGAAGCATCGCCCCAGCAGCGATTTGAACGCCTGCTTCGCGAAAGCGGCGTCGAGGCTGGAATTCTATTTTCCGACCTGCAGCTACGACTTGTCTATGCACCACGGGGTGAAACAGCAGGATGGATCGGCTGGCCTCTGCATGATCTGAACTCGGTCGCTGGCCGTTCCATGCTGGGTGGGCTTAAGTCGGCGCTGGGCACGGACCGCCTCTTCACAGCCCCAGCCAACATGCGTTTGCACGCAGTTCTGAAAGCTTCGCGAGAGGCGCAAGCAATTGTCTCGATCACCCTTGCTGAACAAGTCCTTGGTGCCCTGCATGAACTGTTGCGAGGCTTTCTCGCTGATGACGATGCCCGTGAGCTGATCGAAACCCTTGCCGACGAAGACCCCGACCAGCTTTATGAAGGCCTGCTTACCGTCCTCCTCCGCTTGGTGTTTGTCCTTTTTGCCGAAGACCGCGAGTTGCTGCCCTCGATGACCGAGGATTCTGCCCGCATCCTTTATGACGAAAACTACTCCGCTCGGGGCCTCTATGACCGTCTGCTGGAAGACCGCGCGCTAAACCCGGACACCATGGATGAACGGGTTGGTGGATGGGGCCGTCTGCTGGCGCTGTTCGGCATGATTCACAGTGGCCATCGCAGCGGCTTTATCAGGTCTCGTGGCGGGCGGCTGTTCGATCCGGATGTCTTTCTGTTTCTGCAGGGCCGCACGGCCAAGGACGACAAAGCCCGCGTATTGCGCATTTCCGACGATTGCATCCTCAATGTACTGGAAGGGCTTCTGTCCCTGAAAGGCGAACGCCTGTCCTACAAGGCGCTCGATGTCGAACAAATCGGCTCGGTCTATGAAACCGTCATGGGATTCCGTGTGGAGCGTGCCAGCGGCCCGATGCTGGCCATAAAGGCGGGCAAGAACAACAAGACCCCGGTCTATGTTGACCTCGACGCACTGCTCGTCCGCAAGCCCGCTGATCGCAAGAAATACCTCAAGGAGGAATGCCAGCGCTCAAACCTGACCAAGCGGCAAGAAGACGGCCTTAAGAACGCCACATCAGTCGAAACTCTGGCCGCTGCCCTTGATGCCATCGTCGATGAGCGCGCTTCGCCGCATAAACGCGCGGCCCCCAAAGGCACACCAATCCTGCAACCCACCGATGAACGCCGCGAAAGCGGATCGCACTATACCCCGCGCAGCCTGACACAGCCCATTGTGGCCGAGGCGCTGGAGCCTGTGCTGCTTCACCTTGGCGACACTCCGACGCCCGATCAGATCCTCGACATCAAGGTTTGCGATCCCGCGATGGGTTCTGGTGCCTTCCTTGTCGAAACCTGCCGCGCGCTCGCGGCCCAGCTGACCCGCGCTTGGGAGCGGAACCCCAGCCTACGCCCCACCTTGCCGCAGGATGAGGACGAAGACCTGCACGCCCGCCGCCTGGTCGCCCAGCGCTGTCTCTATGGTGTTGACCGCAATCCCATGGCGGTTGATCTGGCGCGGCTGTCGCTGTGGCTGGCCACCCTGGCCCGCGATCATGAATTCACCTTTCTCGACCACGCCCTGAAATCCGGCGACAGCCTCGTGGGCCTTACGGCAGCCGAGATTGGCACCCTGACCTGGGATCCGAAGATCTCCAAACCTCTGCTGATCGGGCATATCAAAGAGCGGGTGGAAAAGTGGCGCGAGGGGCGGCAGGCCATTCGCAGCGCCCCCGACGATGTGGCCCTTGCCCTGCAAGAGGTGCGGCTGCGCGAGGCGGAACGATCCTTGTCTACCATCCGCAATGTCGGCGATGCTTTGGTGTCCACCTTCTTTGCCGCCGCAAAAGCCACCGCGCGCAAGAAAGAGCTGCAGGCGTTTCAGGTCGCCTTTACCGAGCGCCGCGCCGACGCTTGGGATTTGGCGGCAAGCTTGGCCGCCGAATTGCGCACCGGTGACCATCCCATTGCGCCCTTTCATTGGCAAATCGAATTCCCCGAGGTGTTCGGGCGCGACAATCCCGGCTTTGATTTGATTGTTGGCAACCCGCCCTTTGCGGGCAAGAACACCATCGCCAAGGGCAACCGCGCCGGATACGGCCAGTGGCTGCAACAGGTACATGACAAAACCCATGGCAACGCCGACCTTGTGGCGCATTTCTTTCGCCGGGCCGAGGGGCTGCTCCGCAAGGGCGGCGGCTTTGGCCTGATCGCATCGAACACCATCGCGCAGGGCGACACCCGCGAAAGCGGGCTGCGGCAGATGATTGCCCATGGCACGGTGCTGTATCGCGCGGTGCGGCGGTTGAAGTGGCCGGGCGAGGCGGCGGTGGTCGTGTCCGTGGTGCATGGGGTTAAGCGGCCAGATCAGGTGCCGCAGAGTCAGATCGACGGGCGGGCAGTGGCGCGTGTATCGGCCTTTCTTGTAAACGGAGAGAATGATGATAGCCCAATCTCATTGGCAGCAAATGAAGAAAAAGCGTTTCAGGGTGCTGTGGTTTTGGGGATGGGATTTACGTTCGACGATTCAACCACCGAAAAGGGCATAGCAAGTTCGCTGGACGAAATGCGCCAATTGATCGCCAAAGACCCACGAAATGCAGAGAGGATCAGGCCTTACCTTGGTGGCGAGGAGGTCAACAACCATCCGCGTCACCATTATCATCGGTATGTGATCGACTTTGAGGAATTTCCGCTACGGAGAGATGCAAGTCTTTTCCCTTGGCATCGATCATCAGACAAAAGCAAGACAGCATTCATCCGGACTGGTGTTGTTCCGGCGGACTATCCGTATCCGGTTGCAGCGGATTGGCCGGATTTGCTCGAAATCATCGAACGAAAAGTAAAGCATGAGCGGATCAATTCTCGGAACAAAGCTGTCGCCGCTCACGCTTGGTGGCAGCATTGGCGTTTCGGCGGGGCACTTAACGCAGCTATAGATGGCTTGTCCTCCGTCTTCTTATTGAGTCGAGTTTCAACAAAGCTTGCTATCGGCCGGTCGCCTACTGGCCCGCTTTTCGCTGACTCGTCGGTCGTATTCGCCTTCGAGCAACTCGCTACACTTTGCGTCCTTCAGTCACGAACGCATGAGGTTTGGGCTAATTTTCTTTCCTCCTCAATGAAGGATGACCTTCGCTACTCAGTAGCAGATTGTTTTGCCACCTTCCCATTTCCCGAAGAGTCCGACGCCAACCCTTTCCTCGAAGCTGCTGGCCAAGCCTACCACGACCACCGCGCGCAACTGATGATCGCCACCAACAAGGGCCTGACCCCCACCTACAATCGCTTTCACGATTCCTACGACGATGACGCAGAAATCCAGCGCCTGCGCGATTTGCACGTCGAAATGGACTGCGCCGTCCTGCGTGCGTATGGCTGGGACGATCTGGCCGATGCCGCCAACACGGTCTTCCTGACCGAGGAAACCGAAACCGAATTCACCTATCAGGGCCGCCTGTTCTGGCCCAGCGACTTCCGGGACGAGGTGCTGGCCCGCCTTCTCGACCTCAACCGGGAACGCTTCGCCGCCGAGGCGAATGAAGGCATCGCCATTGCAACCGCACCGGACGCGCCGCACTCTGGCGCCCAATCCGGCAAACGGCCCAAGCAGAGCACGCTGGATATTGGTGAAGGCCCCCTTTTTGACAGGACGAATAAATGACGACGAGTTTGGAAGTCCGCGAAACCATATTGACCAAACTGCGCCGCGACCTGATCGGCCCCAATCCCACCGCGGAAGATGCCGATCTGGCCGAGGAAATCCTGCCCGAGGAACCCTCGAAATGGTATCTGACCGGCTGGATCGCCCCCACGCAGGACGGCACATCGCCACTCGACGAAGACGACGTGGACGCCCCGCATGAGGAAACCCTCGCCGGGCTGGAAGCGCCCAGCACCGCCCCCGACGACGAAGGCACCGCCCAAGACCACTCCGCCAGAAAGCGCTTTCTGCCCACCTCGCTCGGCCTGTCCACCGCCCTGCCGATCACGGCGACCGAAGTGACGGTGACACTCGACTGGGGCGACTACATCGCCGAGCCGATGCCCCCGGAAGCGATCCTGGAGGCCGAGGGCCGCACAGCCATGCCCGACGTCCGCTGGAGCCGCAAACCCCGGCATGTGGATCACACGCTGGTGCTGAAGGAAGGTAAGTGGGACGAGGTTCTGCCCGACAGCAAAACACTGATCAATCGACCCGGTGCATTGGTCCTGTCGATGATCTGCCGCAAAACCAAGATGCGCCAGGCCGAGGGGCCGGATGTCGATATCTGGTCGCTGTCTGTGTTCGTGGTGAACCGCCGCGCCGTGGTCCGCAATCGCCGCTTCGCTGAGATGTCCTATGCGTTCCAAGTGCGGATGACGGTGGGCTGCGCGCTGGGCATCGTCGCAGGCCATGACCTGACCGGCTATCGTTCCAATGACGCCGATCTGCGCACCCACGATCTCCACTACCACGATGTCCCGCAATACGCCGCTGGCCGTAACACCGCCTGCGCGCATGAGGCAGACGCCGACGGCGTAGTGCGTCGTGTGTACACCGAGCCAATGCCGGTGGCCGAAGTGGAGCGCGTCGCCCCGAACGAGTCCATCACTGGCGTGACCTTCGACATGATAGCCCTGCGCGACGCCGCCCGCGCCGGGACTGAGCCGCTGCGCGCCGCCCTTGCCGATCTTCCCCTCCACTATGGTGATTGGATCGCCGCCCAATCCCCCTTGGCGGATCAGTTCGCAAGTGAGCCACGCCGCCGCGACATGGCGCTTGATCTGATCAAAGCCCAGACTGAGACCAAGGCGCGTATGGAAGCCGGGATCGAGCTGCTGCTGACCAACGACATGGCACGCACGGCATTCGTTGCGATGAACGAGGCGGTGGAAACCGCCGGTCGTCGCCGCTTCGCGTCTGAGCGAGGCGTGCCGCTTGAACAGATCGACCCGCTGAAATGGCGGCCGTTCCAGTTGGCATTTATTCTGGTGAACCTGTCTGGCCTCACCGACAAAGCCCACCCTGACCGCGAAATCGTTGACCTGCTGTTCTTCCCTACGGGAGGCGGCAAGACAGAAGCCTACCTCGGCCTCGCAGCCTACACCATCGCGCTGCGACGGCTTGGTGCATCGGGTGTGTTAGGTGCGGGGGTGACAGTGATTATGCGCTACACCCTGCGTCTTCTGACACTGGATCAGTTGGGCCGGGCCGCAGGCGTAATCTGTGCCTTGGAACTGATGCGTTGTTCGGATGCCTGGAAAGACGATCAGGGCCGACGGATGCTCGGCGATTGGGATATCGAGATTGGTCTGTGGATCGGCTCTGCAGCATCACCAAACAAGCTGGGTGGCAAGGGCGATACGGGCGATGATCGTGCCGTGACGCGGGTGCGGGCCTACAAACGCAGAAGCGGGCCTGCACCCGCGCCGATCCGAAACTGCCCTTGGTGCGGCACCAACTTGGACCATACCAGCTTTAAATGCTGGCCGAATGAACAGGTGCCATCGCGCATGCTGATCGTGTGCCCGAATATTGATTGCGAATTCACCGGAGATCGCGCGCTGCCAATCTTGGCTACCGACGACGAAATTTATCGCCGACTGCCTGCGTTTATCGTAGCGACCATCGACAAATTCGCTGCCCTACCTTGGGTCGGGCAGACAGGTGCATTCTTCGGCCACGTTGATCGCGCAGATGGCCAAGGGTTCTACGGGGCATCCGAACCTCGAAGTGGAGCGAGGCTAAACAACGGCTGGAAGCTTGATCCGCCAGACCTGATCGTACAGGACGAACTGCACTTAATTTCTGGCCCCCTCGGGACTGTTGCCGGTCTCTATGAGACAGCGATCGACTATCTGGCGACAAGGACCAAAGGTGGCGTTAGGATCAGACCCAAAATCGTTGCATCGACTGCGACAGTTCGACGTGCCCAAACCCAGATCCGGGCCCTATTTGATCGAAACGAAACTGCTATCTTTCCGCCACCAGGGATCAGTCGCCGCAACAGCTTCTTCGCAGAAACACTTCCGGCCAGTGAGGCAAATCCGGCCAGGAAATACGTTGGCTTGGCCGCCCTCGGGCGCGGACCTAAACTCGTTTTCCTGCGCGCGCTCGTGACCCTTGAAGCTGCGGCTCAGTCAGAGTTCGACGCGCAAGGGGTCACTGACGGAAACTCGGCTGATCCGTACATGACAGCAATGTGCTATTTTAATGCGTTACGGGAGTTGGGTGGCGCTCGACGTATTGTGGAAGACGAAGTGCGTGACCGCGCCCAGCGCTATGGCACGGAAAGGCGAAGAATCAACCCTGCCGATATACCCTTTGCCAATCGGAAGATCGCAGCACCGGTGGAACTGACTTCGCGCGAAAGCACCGACGATGTAGCGAAATCGAAACGACGGCTCGACTCAAAAGCGGGCTCAAAAGACGCCGTTGATGTTGCTCTTGCAACGAACATGATCTCGGTCGGCTTGGACATCACTAGACTTGGTTTAATGGTGGTTATGGGCCAACCGAAGGCAACAGCTGAATACATCCAGGCGACCAGCCGCGTCGGGCGTGACCATCAGCGACCAGGTCTGGTTCTTTCTCTGCTGAACGTCCACAAACCACGCGACCGCGCACACTATGAACGATTTGGGTATTTCCATGAAAGTTTCTACCGCGGCGTCGAGGCGACCAGCGTTACGCCTTGGGCCGACAGGGCGCTAGATCGAGCTCTGGCTGCAGTTGTAGTAGCGATTATTCGACATGCTGATAGCCAGTATGGCGGTGACAAAGCGGCCGGGGCATTTACCCTACCTGAAACGGTATATGATCGGGCACTTTCCTACATCTTGGATCGCGCGGCACCATTCACTGACGAGCCCGCTGACCTTGAACGCCAGATCGCGTCGCTTGCAGATATCTGGGCGAGGACTGCTTCATCGCAGACAGAAAACGGCGGAAGGCTCAGCTATAATCGGCGGGGGCAAAACAGCCTGCTGCAAGATGTTCTGGATCCCCAAACCAAAACACTTGATCCTGAGCGGCAACTTTTCACAGCAGGCCGATCCATGCGGGATGTTGAGCCTGTTGTCAGGCTAGACATATGTGGTCCGAACGCCCGACCACTTAAGAGTTAAGGAAAAAGAATGAGCGATAATGAAATTCGCCTAAGCCAAATGATCATGGGGTTTGGGCCTGGGGCGATGATTGACCTCCCTTCGCGTTCGATCATCGTCGGTGGCCTACCGTTGTGGCGACAGCAGATAGAGCCAAGGATCATTGTCGAACCGCGACTACAGGAAATGCTTGAGCGTAGCCTGTCCCAAAGTGGGCGGCTCGCCGAAGGAGTCAGGCTTACTCTTCGTCAGCCGCCTTATGCTACGAATGATGCGGATCGGATGAAGCGTGATGTCCCGGCCTTGGTCTTTCCACTGTGGTTTGTCTGCGATCCTGACTCTGGAACAGCTCCATCGACCGGCGGATCGCGACGACGAATGGTCCAGTGGAAAGAACTTGAATGGGCAACCGGAAAATTCAAGGATGGAACCAAGACCATCAGTGTCACCCCAATGCGGTTCGTTGCAGCATGCAAAAAAGGTCACATGCAGGATATCAACTGGCGGGGTCTCGTTCATCGTGGACAAGGCCAAACTGGCTGCCGATCTGCAATGTGGTTTTTAGATCGCGGCACCAGTGCAGACCCAAAAGACCTATCGATTGAATGCGACTGCGGTGCACGTGTTGAATTCGAGTACCTTTTTGCTGAAGGAATCCTCGGCGGTTGCAACGGTCATCAGCCATGGCTTGGCGATCAATCGGTTGATGCAAACGGTTGCAACGAAAACCTCAAGCTTCTTGTTCGCGGCGCGACAAACGCGTACTTTCCCCAAGTCGCAAATGTCATAGCCCTACCTGTTGATGCCGATCATATCGGCGACATAGTCAAGGCAAACCTTGCCAACCTTGCACCTCTCACGAGTGTTGATCAGCTTATTGGAGTCCTAAGCTTCAGCCCGGCACTTTCAAATATGTTTGGAAACGTTGATCCTAATGTAATTTTTTCCAGAATTCAGGAGCTGAAAGATACTACCAATCAGGAAGCTGACACTCCAAGTTCTTCGCCGAAGATCGCCGAATTCGATATCTTAGCTTCCGGAAAAGCGACGATAGGCACCAACTCAATAGACTCCCGGCTGCATGCTACGACGCTTCTAGATGTTGAATGGAAAACCGGGAATAGCCTTGAGCGATTGCTTTCTCGCGTCGTGGCAGTCAAGCGGCTAACTGAGGTAACCTGCCTATATGGGTTTACGCGGTTAGAGCCTGCCCCAGTCGCTTCGGATGGCAGTTTGGAAGAAGTTCTGCTCGCCGTTGAGGGTGCCAGCCTCGGCGACGCAGATTGGCTTCCTGCAATCGAACAAAATGGTGAGGGCATTTTCCTGCAGTTCGATCCAGAGATGGTTGGAAAAATAATTCAATCCACTTTTAACTCAGAACGGATTAATGCCCTACGATTAGCTTATCAGGACTGGGCTGGAAAATTCAAGAATTCCCCAACATTCCCTGGCGGAGCTTACACCTTTCTGCATTCGCTTTCACATGGGCTGATGTCCGAGATTGCTTTGCAGTGCGGCTACCCTGCCACGTCCATTAAGGAGCGTGTGTACGCTTTGCCAACAGACGGTACAAAGGGTGCCATCGGCCGCCTCGGCATCCTGATCTACACGTCCGCATCTGGTGCACAGGGTTCGTTGGGCGGCCTGGTCGCAATGGCGCCCAAGATCGTCACGTTGATGGACGCAGCAGTCGAAAAGATGCAAGTTTGCTCAAACGACCCGATTTGCTCCGAGAGCACTCCACAGGCCCACTTTGATGGCTCATTGGTGAACGGTGCCGCGTGCAACGCCTGTCTTCTGGTGCCAGAAACGAGCTGCGAAATGCGCAATATGCTGCTTGATCGTCTGATGTTGTCGGATTTACCTTCAGCCCTTTCCTGAGGCTGCTGAACAAGAAATTGGACAACCAACCCGGCGCTTGACACGAAGCCTCTGGGCGTCGGCGTTCGGATCTTCAATTCTCCTGCACGGCTCAAGCAACCCGCCCCCTTGGCATGGTTCCTCCCCGGTCCCGAACGTATGCGGGGGGGCGCAGCGCGGCATTTCGCTAGCGACAGGCACTTTCACCGGGGAATCCAGGCGGAAGCCACCTGACGCTCCATCTCGGAAAAAGCGACTCATTATCAAAGGCTTGCGGAATCTCGATCTCACCGTGCTGGATTCTTTTCGGAATCCAGGGAATCCAGTTTGCGGAAGCCACCCAGTCGGAAGCCAGCCATAGGAAGCCACCTACCCGGAAGCCATTGAATCCAAGCCTGTTTTCCAATTGACAAAGCTGCCCCCCTTGCACTACCTATTGATCATCGAAGAACAGCGCCCGGAGGAAACCCCTCTCGGGCGCTTTCGTTTTCCCCCACATCGCGGATCCTGATTCTGTCGCTGGCCTTGTTGCCCGCGCGCATCGTCGTATCCGCCCAGCCCAAATTGAGAACTGCCCCATGGACCTCGTCTTTGCGCCGAGCCAGATTGAGACATGGCCGCTCGACCGGCTGCGCCCCTATGCACGCAATGCGAAGATCCACGGCACCGATCAAGTGGCCAAGATCGCCGCCAGCATGGCGAAGTTTGGTTGGACGGTGCCCTGCATGGTGGCCGACGATGGCGAGCTGATCGCCGGGCACGGCCGGGTGCTGGCCGCCGCCATGTTGGGGCTGAAGGACGTGCCGGTCATCCGGCTGAGCCATCTCGACGACGCCGAGCGCCGTGCTTATCGGATCGCCGACAACAAGTTGACCGAGCTGGGCGACTGGGACGAGGCGATGCTGCGCGACGAGATCGCGGGGCTGCTGGCCGAGGATTTCGACCTGTCGCTGCTGGGCATCACTGACGAGGATCTGGACGCATTGCTACGCGATCCGGATCAGCTGGAAGGTGGCGCTGTCGAGGGCGAGGATGATATTCCGGAACCGCCGGTCACGCCGGTTTCCGCGGCAGGCGATCTGTGGCAACTTGGATCGCATCGGCTGATCTGCGGTGACAGCACGTCCGCTGATGTGGTGGGGCGGCTGCTTGGAGATGTAAAACCGCTGCTGATGGTGACAGACCCGCCCTACGGCGTGGAATATGACCCGTCCTGGCGCAACCAGGCCGGGGCGGCGAAGACAAAGCGCACCGGCAAGGTGCTGAATGACGACCGGGCCGATTGGCGCGAAGCATGGGCATTGTTCCCCGGTGACGTCGCCTATGTCTGGCATGGCGCACTGCATGCTGCGACGGTGGCTGAAAGCCTTGTAGCGGCTGGCTTCAATGTGCGGTCGCAGATCATCTGGGCCAAGGACCGCCTTGTGCTCAGCCGCGGCGACTACCACTGGCAGCACGAACCGTGCTGGTATGCCGTGAAGAAGACCGGCAAGGGGCATTGGGCGGGTGACCGGAAGCAGACCACGCTGTGGCACATTTCCGGCAAGGACCAAGACGCCGCCACTATCCACGGCACGCAAAAACCGGTCGAATGCATGCGGCGGCCAATCCTGAACAACTCCAACCCGGGTCAGGCGGTGTTTGAACCCTTCATGGGATCGGGCACAACATTGATTGCGGCGGAAACCACAGGCCGAGTGTGCTTCGGGATCGAGTTAAACCCGGCCTATGTAGATGTGGCCATCGAACGGTGGCAGCAGTTCACTGGTGCCAATGCCGTGCTGGCCGAAACGGGTGAGACCTTCGCCGACCTGAAGGCCAAGAGGCTGGCGGCATGAACGCGCCAATCCTGCCGGGTCGAATTGAGAATTAGCGGCTGGCCAACGGAAACCAATACACCGGCTTTGTGGTGATGCCGAAATTTGGGCGCAATCTTCGGATATCGGTTTTGCAGCAGAAATTAGACGGTGATGGACATGACTCAGCCTGTGGCAGTGCTTGTAGATGGAGACAACATCAGCGGGAAACACGCCGCAGCCATTCTGGGTATTGCCGCGAAGCACGGCGACCCTTCTGTGGTGCGCGCGTACTTGGATGCAAAGCTTGCATCAGACTGGCATGCCTCGATTGGTTATCGTCTCGTTCATGCGGGTACAGGAAAGAACGCTGCCGACATTCTTCTCGCCCTTGATGCGATGGAACTGATCCTCTCAAGAGGAATGCATTGCTTCATCATTGCCACATCCGACGGCGATTTCACGCATCTTGCGCTCAGACTGCGCGAACACGGCGCAAAGGTCATCGGTATAGGCGAGGCAAAGGCGCCGCAGTCTTTCAGAGCCACCTGTTCGCATTTTGTGGAGGTCGGAACCCCGAAGGCCCTAAAGCTGGTGACTAGGACACCGGCGGGAGTCGCCGAATTGGATGAAAAGATCCGGGCCATGATAAGCGTACACAGCAAGAAGGGTGCTGGGATACGTATTGCTGAACTCGCGCCCAAAATGCATGTGCAACATGGCATTCGGATCAGCACCTTTCCCGAGAAGACATGGCGCAGTTATCTTCAGGCAAGACCTGCGCTGTTCGACCTTGATCCCCGCGGCCCCGAGGCGATGGTTCGGTTTCGGCCAGAGGGCTTTGCCCAAGTCGCCTGACATTCTAGCGCCGCGACGCAATCAGTTCACAGACGCAATAGCGGCCTGACGCGCCATTATAGCTGGAAGGTACTTTGTCTCGTTCGCGGCGCTACGAAATCCGATACACCGTCCCGCGCCCATCGACCTTCTCCGAGGTAACAGGCAGGCCCAGCTTCTTCTTCAGCGCTCCGGAAATCATGCCCCTCGCGCTGTGAGCTTGCCAGCCGGTTGCCGCGACAATCTCGGCGATAGTAGCGCCCTCGGGGCGCTGTAGAAGGGTGATGATCTGCGCCTGCTTGGTGCCGGTTCGCGGCGTTGGCACTTTCGGAACCGGCACCTCGGCAGAACTTTCGCGAATGGAGGCCATGGTCTTGACCACAACCGGCTCCACCCCGATGGCCAGTAGCCCTGCGTCAGTGATGACCAGCGTGGTTCCGTGACCATCGCCGGTCTCGCGCCAGAGTGGCTCGCGCTTGCGCATATCGGCGTCCACCTCCTCGAGCCAGCCGCGTTCGATCATCATGCTGATGACCTTTTTCGCAGCAGCGCCGTGCAGCCCCTTGGGGAGCGGCATCGCGAGATTGCTCGCGCGCTGGGCTGCGGCGCTGAGAATGATGGTTTGGGTTTCAGTAAGTTTGGTCATGTTGGCCTCTGCGTTCACGGCGCGCGGAATGCGGCACGCTTCTATGAGGCCAAGCCCCGCCATCGCGGGGCAGGCTCAAGGCGGGGTCGCCTCACTCGGCATATTCGCCCTCCTTGAAGGCGCTGTCGGTAATCTGGCGCAGCAGGCTGGCGTAGTGGTTGAGGGTACCGACGTCGCCCCAGTTGATCTCGTCTGGGTTGGTTTCAAAATGGTCACCGCTGAGGGTGGTCAGGCGCTCCAGCATCTTATCGATCTCCGCTTTGGCAGAGATGAAGGCGTTCAGGGCTTTGTCATTCGAGGTGGTGGCGCGGCGGATGGTCATGGCTGCTCTCCTGTTCAGCGGGCTGCGGCTTGGCCAGCGGCGAAGGCCGCTTCCAGTGCGGCGCGGATCGACCAGACCGCCACATCGTGGAAATCGAGGCTGTCGCTGTTCCGCGTCTCCAGCGTCTCAAGGTAAAAATGTTTCGCGGCGATCTTCAGCAGCAGGGCTTCGCTGGGGGCTTTGGTCTTTGTGGTCATGGCGGGATCTCCGGGGGGGGGTGAGTTGCATCGTTTCCGTGTAATCAGAATCGCTCTTACGCGAAGTGTAATCAACTGAATAACAAGCAATATCATATATTTAATCGAAGCGGACAGTGCCATGGAAGGAATGAGCGAGCGCGAGTATTCCGCCCATTCCGGCATCTCGCGCGGGGCGATCCAGAAGGCACGCAAGGCGGGGCGTTTGGTGGTCTACGGTGATGGATCGATCAATGCAGCCGCCTCGGACATCCGCCGGGCCGATATGACCGACCCCGACCAGCAGCGGCGGAGCACCGGCGGCGATGCTGCGTTCAGCGGTCCAGCGGACAGCTCGTCCTACCTGAAAGCCCGCACTGCTCTGACCGTCTATCAGGCGCAGGAACGCCAACTGGCGATCCAGAAGAAAAAGGGCACGCTGGTTGATCGCGCCCGGGCGGAAACGCTGGTGTTTCGGCTTGCGCGACAGGAACGCGATGTCTGGGTGACCTGGCCCAGCAGAGTGGCGGCGCTGATGGCGGCCGAAGTGGCTTTGGGAGTTGAAAAACAAACCGGAACACCGGTAATCATCGAGGCCGCGATCCTGCAGAGGGTGCTGGAAACCCATGTCAGAGCGCAACTCGACGCCCTTACCGATCTCCGCGTCGATCTCGGATAGCGACAACACGACAACCAGCGATCTGACCGATGATCAGCTGACAGACGGGCTTGATCTCGGGTTTGACGGGGCCGAGGACATCCTGCGGTCCTGGCGTCGCGGGATGCGCCCTGATCCGGACCTGACGGTGTCGGAATGGGCGGATCAACATCGCAAGCTGTCGTCGCGTGCTTCGGCAGAGCCGGGACAATACCGCACAGCACGCACGCCGTACCTGCGCGAGATCATGGATGCGCTGTCGCCCCGCCACCCGGCGCAGCGGATCAGTTTCATGAAAGCCGCACAGGTCGGGGCGACAGAGGCTGGCAACAACTGGATCGGCTTTGTCATCCATCACGCGCCGGGGCCGATGCTGGCGGTATTGCCGACAGTGGAGATGGCCAAGCGCACCTCGCGTGGACGGCTTGATCCGCTGATCGCGGAAAGCCCGGCACTTCGTGAACGGGTGAACCCAGCGCGTTCGCGCGACGCGGGCAACTCGATGCTGTCCAAGGAATTCCCCGGCGGCATTCTGGTGCTGACTGGCGCGAACAGCGCCACCGGCCTGCGGTCGATGCCTGCAAGGTACATCTTCCTCGACGAGGTTGATGCCTATCCGGCCAGCGCCGACGAGGAAGGCGACCCGGTTACTCTGGCTGAAGCGCGGACGACGACCTTTTCGCACCGGCGCAAGGTGTTCATGGTTTCGACGCCAACGATCCGGGGCATCAGTCGGATTGAGCGGGAGTATGAGGCCAGCGATCAGCGTCGATACTTTGTGCCCTGTCCGCACTGTGCGGCGATGCAATGGCTGCAGTTCGAGAGGCTGCGCTGGGACAAGGGACGTCCGGACACGGCGGCCTATCACTGCGAAGGCTGCGAAAAGTCCATCGCCGAGCATCACAAGACGCAGATGCTGGAGAATGGCGAATGGCGGGCGACGGCCGTTTCTGCAGATCCGCATTCCATCGGCTTCCACCTCTCGGCGCTCTACTCGCCGCTGGGTTGGAAAAGCTGGCAGCAGATCGCGCGGGACTGGCTGGCGGCGCAAGGCTCAGAGGAAATGCTGCGCGCCGCGCGCAACACTCTGCTGGGCGAGACATGGGTCGAAAGTGGAGATGCACCGGAATGGCAGCGGCTGGCGGAACGCCGCGAAGCCTTCGGAACACAGATCCCCGAGGGTGGTTTGTTCCTGACAGCGGGCGTTGATGTGCAGAAGGACCGCATTGAGGTCGATGTCTGGGCCTGGGGCCGTGGTTTAGAGTCTTGGCTCGTGGATCACATCGTCATCGCGGGTGGACCTGACAATCCAACCTGCTGGGACAAGCTGACGGCCCTTTTGGGGCGGACATGGGAATGTGCAAACGGCGCTGTGATGGTCATCGGAAAACTGGCCATCGATACTGGATATGAGGCCCCGGCCGTTTACGCTTGGGCCAGAAAACAGGGGTTCGATCAAGTTTCGCCGATCAAGGGCCTCGAAGGCTTCAACCGTGCCACGCCGGTGTCGGGACCGACCTTCGTTGACGCCACCATCGGCGGCAAACGTCTGCGCCGGGGCGCGCGGCTGTGGTCGGTCGCGACGGCAACGTTCAAGACCGAGACCTATCGGTTCCTGCGGCTGGAACGGCCCTCGGATGAAGATCGCGCGCTGGGCGTCTGTGATGCGCCCGGCACGGTCCATCTGCCCGATTGGATCGACACCGAATGGCTGAAGCAACTGGTGGCAGAACAGCTCGTTACCGCCCGCAATAAGCGCGGTTACAGCCACCCTGAATGGCAGAAAATGCGCGAGCGCAACGAGGCGCTGGACTGCCGTGTCTATGCCCGGGCAGCTGCGTGGATCATCGGCGCGGATCGCTGGGACGAGGCGACATGGCGGCGGCTTGAAGAACAGGCCGGGGTGGAAACGAAGCCTCAGACGCCTGTGGCAACACCTGCGCCATCAGAGGCCCCAACCGCGCCTAAGGCCGGAACACCAACGACGCCCCGGCGCAAACGCCGGGCTTACACACCGAATTTCATGAGGGACTGAGATGGATCTGGAACGGATGCGCGCCTTGTTGGCGGCGCTGCAGGAGGCTCGTTACGCGGGTGTCCGGTCGGTCAGCTATGACGGCAAGTCGATCAACTATGGCTCGGACGCGGAACTGGCGAACGCGATCAGCGATTTGGAAACCCGCATTGCGACAGCTACGACAGGCGCGCCACGTCGTCGCCGCTGGGGCACAGTCGCCTCAAAGGGTTTGTGACGGATGGCGTTCGAGGCCTTTCGCCAGCGCATCGGCAGTATCATTGGAGGCTTCGATGCAGCCCAAGCCCATCGCCGTCTACGCGGGTTCCGGGCGTCGCGCGCCCATGTGAACACGCTGATCGCGGCATCGGGCGATACGATCACCGCCCGCGCGCGCTGGCTGGTGCGTAACAATGGCTATGCAGCCAACGCCGTGGAAAGCTTCGCCAGCAATGTCGTCGGTGACGGTATCAAGCCGTCGTCGACTATCGCCGACGCTGCCAAGAAGGAAGAACTTCAGGCGCTTTGGCTGGCTTGGACCGATGATGCTGACGCCGAAGGGCTGACGGATTTCTACGGGCTGCAGCGCCGTGCCGCGCGCGAGGTGTTCCTGTCAGGGGAGGTGTTCATCCGCATCCGGCCACGCCGTGCAGAGGATGGGCTGACAGTGCCCCTGCAATTGCAGATGCTGCCCGCCGAAATGCTGCCGCTCGACATGAACCGCACCTTGCCCGGCGTTGGGCTGATCCGGCAAGGCATCGAGTTCGATGGCATCGGCCGCCGCGTAGCCTATCACTTTCTGCGTCGCCATCCCGGCGATCTGACCGATCCGGGCCTCACCAATGAGACTGTCCGTGTTCCCGCAGCAGATGTGATCCATGTGCTGGACCCAGTCGAGGCAGGCCAGCTGCGCGGCGTGTCGCGCTTTGCAGCCGCCATCGTCAAGCTGTTCACCCTCGACCTCTATGACGATGCCGAGCTGGAGCGGAAGAAAATCGCGGCGATGTTCGCGATGTTCATCACCTCGCCTGCGCCAGAAACCCCGCTGGAACCGACCGAGGAGGATCTCGAGGTCGAACCGGGCCAGGTGGTGCGCCTCGACCCGGGCGAGGATGTTTCGACGCCTGCCACCCCGGACTCCGGCGGCACCTACGAGCCGTTCCAATATAGAACCCTGCTGCAAGTCGCAGCGGCGCTCGGTATCCCCTACGGCTATCTGACCGGCGATACGGCGAAGGGGAACTTCTCGAACACGCGGATCAGCCTGATCGAGTTCCGCCGCCGGATATCAGCATGGCAACATGGCGTGCTGGTGTTCCAGCTGTGTCGTGCGGTTTGGACCCGCTGGATGGATGTCGCGGTGCTGTCCGGTGCCTTGGACCTGCCCGGCTATGATCAACAGCGCCGCCAATATCAGGCCTGCGCATGGCTGCCGACCAAATGGGACTGGATCGATCCGATGAAGGATGCCTCGGCCGAGATCCTACAGATAGAGTCCGGGTTGAAATCCCGCACGCAGGCGATCTCGGAGCGTGGTTATGACGCTGAACAGGTCGACCGCGAGATTGCCGCCGAGCGCAAACGCGAGCTGGCATTGGGTCTCGACTTCCGCCGTCCGGGATCCCCGGCACAGGGGCCAGGTGAGAGTGGGACGAAAGATCAAGACAGCACCAAAGATGACGAGGCCGACGACAGCGCCGATGAAAAACCTGACCCCAAGGAGGGCGCATGATGCACCACGCGCAAATCGCCCAGCGCGCCTTCAACACCCCGTTGATGGTCGACCCTGCCAAGGCGCTGGCGTTTCTGTCCGGAATGGGGCCGCGCATCACTGGACAAGAAATCACCTTCCAAGGGCTGAAGGTGGCAGACGCAGATCAGACTGCAGCAAGTCTACCCGCCCGCATATCGCTATTCAGCAATGACCTCGCCCAGCGCCATCAGCGCAATGGCAGCCAGCCCTACGCGGTGACTGACGGCATTGCCGTGATCGAAATCGCCGGAACGCTGGTCCATCGCGGGGCGTGGATCGGACAATCCTCGGGGCTGACCTCCTACGAGGGGATCGCCGCCCAGCTTCAGGCGGCCGTCGCGGATCCGAGTGTGCGTGGTATCGCTCTTGATATCGACAGCTTCGGCGGCGAGGTGGCCGGTGCCTTCGATCTGGCTGATCGTATCCGGGCGGCACGGGTGCAGAAACCCGTCCACGCCTTCGTGGCGGAACATGCGCTGTCCGCTGGCTATGTTCTGGCATCGCAAGCCGACCGGATCATTCTACCGCGCACCGGGGCTGTTGGCAGCATCGGGGTCGTGGCGCTGCACACCGACATGAGCGGCGCACTGGACCAGAAGGGCATCGCCGTCACACTGATCCATGCAGGATCGCACAAGATCGACGCAAACCCATATCAGCCGCTGCCCGAGGCCGTGCACAACCAGATGCAGCGTGAGCTGGAGGTCGTGCGCTTCCTCTTCGCCGAAACTGTCGCCGCCGGTCGCGGGGATCGGCTGACCCACGCGGCAGCGCTGGCCACAGAGGCCGCCGTGTTTCGCGGGGCCGATGCCATTGCCGCCGGTCTGGCCGACGAGTTGGCCGATCCGGTCACCGCATTTCGTTCCTTCTCCGCCGCCCCGCGCGGCACCAATCCCACCAACAGAAAGGGTCCACAGATGACCACCACGCCTACCGACACCCCGAGCCCGGCACCTGTTTCCACTTCACCCATGACACCGCACACAACGACCACTGCCGAGACGGCACCCGAACAGCCTGTTGAAGCCGCCGCATCCACGCTCACGCACGACGCAACCACCATGACCGCCGACGCCGTCCGTGCCGAGGCGGCCGAGGTGGCGCAGGTCTGTGCCCAAGCCGCGCGGCTCGGCGTGGCCATCGATGCGGCCGATGCCGTGACACGTGGCCTGAAACCCGAAGCCCTGCGCGCCCGCGTGCTGGCCGATCTCGCCGCACGCAGCGATGCCGCTGGCATCATCGCCACCGCCCCGGCTGCTGACGCCGCGAAAGACAGCCCGATCATTGTTGCCGCCAAGAAGGCCGCTGCGTCCTCGCGCTGAACCACCTGCCACCCCCCAAACATGGAGACCAACCAATGCCCGCCCTGACGGAACAGCCCAGCATGGGCGATGTCCTCAAATATGAGGTCAACCCGAACTACACCCGTGAAGTCATCACGCTTCTGATCGGCACGCGCTATCCGGTGGGCGCGGTCCTCGGCCGCATCACGGTCAATGGCAAATACAAGCTGGCGACCAGCGGTGGCACTGATGGTGCGCAGACTGCCAGTGCTGTGCTGCTCTATGCCGTCGACGCCACGCTGGCGGACGCCACTGGCATTGTGGTTGTGCGCGGCCCCTCAATCGTGTCGCGCGCGGGCCTCGCCTATGACGCCACTGTCGATGATGGCGCGAAGATCACCACCAAGATCGGCCAGCTTGCCGCTGTCGGCATTATCGCCCGCGACGGCGTCTGACGCCCACCGGCGCAGCGCATCCACATCCAACTCTCATTCACCCGGAGCCCCTCATGACCCTTGTCCGCAATCCCTTTGACGCTGGCGGCTATTCGCTGGCCGAGATGACGCAGGCCATCAACATCCTGCCCAACCTCTACACCCGCCTCGGCCAGATCGGCCTGTTCCGCTTCGAAGGCGTCAGCCAGCGGTCGGTGATCATCGAGCAATACGAGGGCGTGCTGAACCTGCTGCCCTCTGTCCCCCTCGGCGGCCCCGCCACCGTCGGCACCCGGGAAGGCCGGTCGATGCGGTCCTTCGCGCTGCCATGGATCCCCCATGACGATGTGATCCTGCCCGGCGACATTCAGGGCCAACCCGCGCTGGGCGTCTTCGACAGGGCCGACCCGCTGGTCGAGGTGATGAACCGCAAGCTGCAGCTGATGCGCCGCAAGCATGCCCAAACGCGCGAGTACATGGAGATGAACGCGCTGCGCGGCATCGTCAAAGACGGTTCTGGCACCACCCTCTATAACTACTTCACCGAGTTCGGGCTGGCACAAATCTCGGTGGACTTCCTGCTGGGCACCGCAGGTACCAACGTGCAGGGCAAAGTCCGCGAGGTCTTGCGCGCGGTAGAAGACAACCTGTTGGGCGAGGCGATGTCCTCGGTTCACGCACTGGTCAGCCGCGAATTCTTCGACAAGCTGATCGCGCATCCCAAGACCGAGGAAGCCTACAAGTTCTATGCCGCCACCGGAGCCCAACCTCTGCGTGAAGATATGCGGCGCAACTTTCCCTTCGCGGGCATCGTGTTCGAGGAATACTCGGGCACCGTCACGCTTTCCACCAAGGCGACCGAACGCTTGGTCCCCGCCAGCGAAGGCATCGCCTTCCCCTTGGGCACCATGGACACCTTCACCACCTATGGCGGGCCTGCCAACTTGCTGGAGGCGGCCAACACCATGGGTCTGCCACTCTACGCGCGCCAGCATCTCGACGAAAAGGGCCGCTGGATCGACCTGATGACGGAGGCCTCGATCCTGCCGGTGAACAAGCGGCCGCGCATCGCGATCCGCCTGCAGACCTCGAACTGACGAGCCCACCATGAACGTCTTCGCCGCCGCCGTGGACCGGATCTATGCAAACCCCTCCATGGCGGTCGCCGCGCTCTGGATCTCGGCAACTACCTCCGATGAACGCACGATCCGTGTGATCCGCGGCGCCCCGGATCGCATCACAGAGTTTGGCGCGGGGCGCTTTGTCAGCGATACGATGATGGTAGACGTCCGCGTCACAGACCTGCCCGATTGCCGCTCCGGCGATCTGATCGTGATCGGCACCGACAGCTTCACCATCCAGGGCGAGCCAATGCGTGACCGTGAACGCCTGATCTGGTCGCTAGACCTGAGGCTAACATGAGGCTGAGGATCGACATCCGTCCTGACATTGCCGCCCTGATGCAGGCCGAAATCGCAGCCGGGGAAAAAGCGGTGTCGGGGGCAATGCGCGAGGCGGGCGGCAGTTTGAAATCCGCATGGCGCACGCAGATCACCGGCGCTGGTCTGGGCACAAGGCTGGGCAATAGCATCCGTCTGGCAACGTTCCCAAAGACCAGCAACAGCCTGAACGCCGCAGCGCTGGTCTGGTCCAAAGCCCCCGTGATTATCGGCGCACATGATACCGGCCCGCTGATCCGGTCAAAGGATGGGTTCTGGCTGGCAATCCCAACCGCTGCCGCTGGCAAAAGCACCAGGGGCGGCCGGATCACCCCGGGCGAATGGGAGCGCCGCACTGGTCTGCGCCTGAGGTTCATCTATCGCCGCCGTGGGCCAAGCCTGCTTGTGGCCGAGGGGCGGCTGAATACAAAAGGCCACGCGGTAGCGAGCAGATCCAAAACCGGACGCGGGTTGGCGACCGTGCCAATCTTCCTGTTGGTGCCGCAGGTCAAGCTGCGGAAACGGCTTGATCTGGCCCGGGATGCGGAACGGGCGGTGGATGGCGTGCCGGGGCTGATCGTGGCAAATTGGACGGACGTAAAGTTTTAGCCAGTAAGCACAGCGTGATCAGCCACTTGCTTGCAAATCAGCGTTTCTAAGAACTGACAACCAGCCCTCGAAGTCATCCAATCCGTATTTGTTCTTCGCTAAATTACAGGCCAAGTGAGCTATCCCAACATTCGCGTTGTAGTAGGCACCGTTAGCACTGTCGGTACGGTCTGCGGACGGCTGGAGCATCTTGTTCTCGCCGCCAACAACCAGCGCGCCCCCGCAAAGCGCGCATTGCCCAGCCTGTTCGCTCCACTTTCGAATGAGTAACGCGTTCAGCTCGGACAGGTTGGGGGCGGAACGCTGCGGATTGATCTTTACTCCGATCTCACCGCCGCGTTTGACGCGATCAATTATGAGCATCGCCATGCGGTACGCTTCTTGCTGAACTGAAGGCAGGGGCTTTGTCGCGTCCCCGCCAGCGTATTCGGCTTCTGGGGCTACTTTGTTTGGTTCAATGATTTTGCCCTGGTCAAGCGGTTCGGGCAAGCTTCCGGGCCCCTTTCGGGTCAGAATTACCTCCTCAAACTCCTCGAACTCACGCTCTTTCAAGATGTATAGATCGGGGCCCCGACTACGTTGAAGCTGGCCAAATACTTTAGACCCACTCTGAAGCCGTTCGAAATCTGAAAGCCTAATGGGGTTCTGTATGGATCTTGTGCGACCAACACGAATTTCGACACTCACTGACGAAGTGCCGACATCCTGAACCTGCGCAACCGCACAAATACCAGGCCCGAGTTTGTCAGTGCATATCCAGAGTTCATCGCCCTTTCCGATCTGTGGAATACCTCGTCTGTTTACCTTCGTGGATCCGGGTCCAGTCAAGGAATCGGGAATGCTTCGCGGGCCGGGCTTATCGAGTACAAGTACGCTACCCTCCCAACTATGAGGATGCCCCTTTGGGAGATCGACCGAATTGAATTTTCCTATGTAACGCCGCATCGAAAGTGATTTTCCCTCTACTCATCCGAGCTTTATCATGTGGTAGCGCGCCGATCTATTGAGAGACCCGTTCGAATACACATGTCAACCAGCATCGGCCAACTCCAGCCGCTAAGGGCATGGGCGAAAAATAGCAGAGGAACTGCCGATTTACCAGATTGTCAGCCCGGGCTCTCTCCGCAACTCCAAGAGGTTGACAGCAATGCCTACTCGTCGCGAAACCGTCCTTACCGCGCTGCATGCGCGGCTGAAGCCGCTTGCCTCACTTGTTCTACGTGACGAGATCCTGCCCGAGCGGATCCCGCCTGTGGGGCTAATCATTCTGCGCGATGGCCAGCCCGGTGAGCCGGAAGTGACGCTGTCGCCGCTGCGCTACCATTACCAGCACCGCGCCGAGCTCGAGGTCGTTGTCCAAGTCCCTGATGGCCGGGCCAGCGCCTTCGACAACCTAATTGCCAGCATCGGCACCGCGCTGGAAGCCGACCGCAGTCTGGGCGGCCTTTGTGACTGGGTCGAAGCCGAAGCACCCGCTTCCGTCGATCTGCCAGTTGAGGGCGCGGCGGCGCTAAAGGCGGCGGTAATCACCGTCGTGCTGCACTACACCACCACAGGCCCGCTGGCCTGACACCCCGACAATAAGGAGAACGATATGGCACGAGCGCAAGGCGCCCGGGCGCAGATGGCGCTTGGCTTTGAGACGGTTTACGGCACCCCGCCGGTGAGTGGCTTCCGGCTGATGCCCTTTGCCCGGGCGACGTTGGGCGCGGAACAGCCGCTGCTGGAATCCGAACTTCTGGGCTACGGCCGCGATCCGCTGGCCCCGATTAAGGACGCGGTGACCGCCGACGGCGAGGTGGTGATCCCCATTGATGTCGAGGCCTTCGGCTTCTGGCTGAAGGCGGCGTTTGGGCAACCGACCACAAGCGGCACCACACCCAAGACCCATACTTTCCAATCTGGCAACTGGACGCTGCCCAGCATGTCGATCGAGACAGCCATGCCGGAAGTGCCGCGGTTCGCGATGTATTCCGGCTGTGTCCTGGATCAGCTGTCATGGCAGATGCAGCGCTCTGGCCTGTTGACCGCCACCGCCCGTCTTATCGCTCAAGGCGAAACCATCGCCGCCACGACTGCCGCTGGCACACCCATCGCGCTCGCTCTTCAGCGCTTCGGCCATTTCAACGGTACGGTCAAACGCAACGGCACAGCGCTGGGCAATGTGGTCTCCGCCGAAATCACCTATTCCAACAACCTCGACCGGATCGAGACGATCCGGGGCGATGGCCGCATCGATGGTGCCGATCCGACAATGGCCGCGCTCACTGGCCGGATTGAAGTGCGGTTTTCCGACACAACGTTGGTCACCCAAGCCATCGACGGCACGCCCTGCGAGTTGGAATTCAACTACAGCCTCGGGGCCAACGCCAGCTTCACTTTCACTGCCCATGCTGTCTACCTGCCGCGCCCGCGCATTGAGATTGCCGGACCCCAAGGGGTGCAGGCCAGCTTTGACTGGCAGGCGGCTAAGGCCACAAGCCCCGCCCGCATGTGCACCGCCGTCCTTATCAACATCCTTACAGGATACTGACCATGATCCGATTGAACCTGACCGCCGCGCCTGAATGGCTGGACCTCGCCCCCGACTTGCGCCTGCTCGTCTCCCCGCTCACCACCGCGCTGATGGTATCAGCCCGCGCCGATCCGGCAATCGAAGCCATGCCGGACACCGCTAAGACCGAAGAGCTGGCGCTCGCCATGGCGAAAGCCGTCGCCCGGCGCGCAGTGTTGGATTGGGAGGGCGTGGGCGATCACGCGGGCGAACCCGTCGCCGTAACGCCCGAAGGCATCGACGCCCTGCTGGAAATCTGGCCGGTCTTTGAAGCCTTCCAAACCCAATACGTCGCCCGCGGCCTGATCCTGGACGCGGAAAAAAACGTCTCCGCGCCCTTGCCGAGTGGTCCTTCGGCGGGGGCGATCGTTACTGCGCCGCGTGCGAGAGCAACTGTGCCGACTGTCCAATCAGACTGAACAGGCCACAAACGCAGGAGGGTTGGCAGGTCTGGGATCTCGTCGGCCGCCTCGGTGGCCAGCTGCGGGTGGTCCCCGGCGCTGTGCTGGGCTGGGACATGGGTGCGGCAATTGCTCTCGCCCGAGCGCTGGGCATCGACGCGCTGATCGCAGCCGAGCTGCTGCCTGAAATCGAGGCTGTGATGGTGCGCAAAGTAAACGAACAGACGGCCGAGGGAGGGCCTAGCGCGCTCAGGGATTGATCTTCTCGATCAGCGTCACGCCCGAAAGCCCCTCGAAATGAGTGTCACCAGTCCGTGCGGTCTCGGACACCGGCAGCAGAGGCACCGCGCGCGATGCCTTTCAATGCGTCGCGTTTTGGAACCGGAACCAACAGAACACCGGTGCCTTTCGCAATGAAGGCAAAGGTAAGCCCTGCCTCCCAACCCTGCGCGCTCCGGATCGCCTTGGGGATCGAGATCTGAAACTTCGAGGAGAGGGTCGCGGTCTCGGCCATTTTCATACCTCCGGCATATCAATGCGCAGGACGTAAAATGTCGACTTCGCAACATCAAGGATTCTGACCCATGGCTGAAAAACGCGTCTCCGTCCGCCTCGTCGCCGAGGGCGGCCGCCAAGTGCGCGCCGAGCTGGAGGGCGTGGGCGAGGCAGGCGCGCGGGGCTTCGGGCGTCTGTCTTCCGAGATGGACCTTGCAAACACGCGCGTTGCCGCCTTTGCCCGCCGCGCCACGCTCGCCGCTGCGGCTGCTACGGCGGCGCTGGTGGCAGCAGGCGGCGCGATGATCCGCTCAGGCCTGCAGACGGTGGATGCGCAGGCAAAACTGGCGCAATCATTGGGCACGACAGTTGCCTCGATCCAGACACTGGAGCGGGCGGGTGAACTGGCCGGTGTGTCGATGTCCGGGATCGAGCAGGCCACGAAGGATCTGACGCGGCGGTTGAGCCAGGCGGCTGCAGGGACCGGGCCCGCTGCCGATGCGCTGGACCGGCTGGGGTTGTCGGCCTCCGACCTGATCGCCCTGCCACTGGACCAGCGCGTCGGTGCGATCAATGCGGCCATTGAAGACTTCGTGCCTGCCGCAGAGCGTGCCGCCGTTGCGGGGCAGTTGTTCGGCGAAGAAGGCTCCATCGCCATGTCGCGTATCGACACGGCGACACTGCGGCAGGCGACAGAGGATGTCCTTGCCTTTGGCGTTGTAGTCTCAGAGCAAGACGCCGATCAGATCGAGCGGACCAACGACGCGATCTCCCGGCTTGGGCTGATCTGGCGCGGCGTATCGAACCAGCTGGCGGTCGCGGCAGCCCCGGCGCTGGAGGCTGTCGCCAATGCGCTGGCCGCTGTCGCGCGCACGACCGGCCCGGTCGGCATCGCGATCACAATGCTGTTCGACAACATCGGACGCCTGACCACCTATGCCGCGACCTTTGCGGGCATCATGGCGAGTCGCTGGGTTGCCGGAATGGCTGCAGCCGCGCTCTCGGTGCGCGGGCTTGCCACGGCCCTCGTCTTCCTGCGTGGGGCTCTGATCCGCACCGGCATTGGCGCGCTGATCGTTGGCGCAGGCGAGCTGGTCTATCAGTTCACCCGGCTAATGGCCGGTGCCGGAGGCTTTGGTAACGCGATGGGTTTGCTCTCCGACCTCGCCTCCGAGGTGTGGGGGCGTATTGGCCTCACGCTTGATGCGGCGCTGGCGCGGATGGCCGCAGGCTGGGAGGGGATGAAAGCAACAGCGCTGACGTCGCTCGACGGTGCAGTGACCGGCGTGTTCAGCTTTGGTGACCGGTCGGTGGCGGTATTCCAGGGCGCATTCGATGCAATGAAGGCGATCTGGGGGCAGCTCCCCGGCGCTATCGGGGACTTCGCGTTTCAGGCGGCGAACGGGCTGATCAGCGGAGTCGAGTCGATGCTGAACGGTGTCGTCACCCGGATGAATGGCTTCATTACGACGCTGAACGCAGCGCTGGACCTGCTTCCAGAATGGGCCACCGGCGAAGGCGGCGTGCGGATCGGGACCTTGGACCCGGTGGCACTTGGCGGGATCGATAACCCTTTCGCTGGGGCGGCCGAAGCAGCCGGTGCTGCGGCAGCCGATGCGTTCTCGGCGGCACTGGGGCGGACTTACGTCGATACGCCTGATCTGGGACTTGGGGCGGCAGCCGACGATGCCAGCGCCCGGGCCAACGGCTACCGCGAGGCAGCAGGCATGCTGGCCGATGCGGCTGGTCGCCCGTTGGCAAGTTGGGAGGCGCTGCGCGACGCGATGACCAACGCTGGGACCGAGGCCGAAACAGCCCTTGCAGATGCTGCTACATCGGCAGACGCACTCGGCGCCGAACTTGATGACACTGCCGCCGCCGCCGGTAGTGCAGGTGCTGCTGCGCGCGCAGCCGGGGCAGCAGCCGCCGAGGGTGCGGACCAAGCTGCCACTGGCTGGGGCGCGGTTACGGCTGCTCTTGCTGAATATGCAGCCAAGGCCCGCGATATCGGTGGCGATATCGGCCAGACGTTGGTCGGGGCGTTCCAGAGCGCGGAAACCGCCGTGGGCGACTTCGTCA